GCCGCGTGGGCAGAAGTCAAGAAAGGGCAGACCGGCGCGGCTATCGCGAATGTCCGTATGCTCGCTGCGGTGCGACCGGGTGAAGGTGTGACCAGCGCTGCGGCAGGCACGCCACGGCACACGTTCCGAATCTTCTACGCGCGCAGTGGCGCAGCGTCGAACCCGCAACAGGTGTTCGGTTACTCGACGGTGTTTCGAGCGCTGTCCGTTGAAGTCGGGACACCGCACACGGGTACTGTCAGCACGACTCGCGACCGGCTCATTCTCGGGCCGCTCGTGACTTCGTGGGATGGGTCTACGGTCTAGCCGTGGCGACTTACAACTTGATTGAAGCCCCCGAGGGCGACGTAGAGAACCTGGGCGTAGGCCAGAGCACCCCATGCCCCGACCCTGAACCGCCCCCCGAGGGCGAGCCTGCCATCGTCGTTGTGAGCCCTGCGGAGGGTTCCGAAGTCGGGCGAGACGCGGTGTTCGTGTTGCGTGTCACGAACACCTTTCCCCTCGCCGCGTGGGCCTTGTGGGCAGAGTGGGATGGCTCGACCGCGGAGCTTGTCTGCTACGTCGAGAGCGACGCGGCGACGTTCCGCGGGGCCTACGACACGCAAGGCTCCGAGCTGACGACAGACCACGATGCGCCGACTTCGTACGAGTGGACGCTGACGATTGCTCGCGAGAGTGATTGGCCGTTGGGCACGCTGCGCTTCCGCACTGTGCTCGCGGACACCACAGGGGAAGCCGTATGAGCGCGGTGTTCGAGTGGACTATCGTAGGTTCAGAGTCCATTGACGCCCCGACAGTCGGGTTGCTGCGCGGGCTGTTGCGCACCGGGGAAGTGGAACTACCGCCGTTCTCCGAAGCGCTTGTGGTCCCGATGAACTCCGAAGCGGGAGGGCCGCAGTGGGTACAACGCACCGAGCTCTCGGGTAGGGAGTACGTCTTTCGCTTCGGCTACAACGAACGCGCTTCGGCGTGGTTCTTCTCGCTGTACGAACCAGAAGCGGAGCCGTTCGTTCTCGGATTGTCGGAGCCCGAAGGTGACGCGCCGTTTATGCTACTCGGTAAGCGACTCGTCGTGTTCAAAGACTTGCTCCAAGGTATCGAACACGCGAACCGCCCACCGGGAATGCTGGTGTGTCTCGAAACGTCGGGAAGGCTCGTTGACCCCGACACCTTCGAGTCTGTCGCGACGACTCACGCGCTGGTGTACTTGCTGCCATGACGCGACTGTTCCAACGCGAAGCCGCACTAGAAGTGGGCGGGGTAGACGTGTCGGGGCTGCGGTGTTCGTTTCGTATCGAGCGCACCTATCGCTCTGTCCCGTCGTCGCTGGCGTTGAAGGTCTACAACCTGTCCGAAGCCACGCGAAACGCGATGCTGTCCGCGGCACAAGAGCGCGCGCGTTCGGTGCCAGTGACACCGGGCATACCGCGCCCTCGCTTGCTGGTGCACGTCACGCTGACCGCGGGCTACCAGGGCGCGATGCAACGGCTGTTCTACGGAGAACTCGGACGTTTGAAGCACACGGTAGAAGGTGTGGATAACGTAACGAACGTGTGGGCAATCATGGGCGGGTTGAACCTGCAATACGCCCGCGTCTCGCAGAGCTTCCCCCGCGGTGCTACGCCGGAAACAGTGGCGAAACACTTGGCGGATTGTATGGGGCTCCCCACGGGTTCTTCGGTGTCTCTACTCCGCAACGCGCGTATGGGTCGCGACTTCGCTCGGTACTCCCTCGGCGTCACTCTGTCGGGCAGCGCAGCACACGAGCTTGACATGCTCACTGCGAGCGCGGGGCTGGAGTGGCATGTCGATGACGGGCGCGTTGAGTTTGTCAAACGCTTCGGGACACAGCGCGAAGCCGCGGTGCTTCTCACCCCTGACACCGGGCTCATTGGTTCGCCAACGAAGGAGGGATACTACGTCGTCAAAGGGCGGTGTCTGCTACAGCCCGACGTGAAACCAGGGAAGTTGGTTCGCGTTGAATCGCGGTTCGTGACTACGACCCTCCGCGTCTACAAGACAACCACTGTCGGAGATACGCACGGGTCGGATTGGTATATCGACTTCGAGGGTGCGCCCCCACGGCCACCCTTCGCAACGAGGGTGATCCCGCCATGATGAATCGCGAGGCGCTAGAACAGTTGCGCGAAGTGATTGACGCGCGAGCCGAGGCTATCAACACCGCGCTCCCCGCGAAGGTTCTGAGCTACGACACCGACACGCAAACAGTGGACGTAGAGCCGTGCTTGCGGCGTCCCGTGCGCGACGACGCGGGAGGGTGGGTTGTTGAGCCGTTGCCTCGATTGCAGAGCGTGCCCGTGGCCTTCCCGCGGGCCGGGGCGTTCGTGTTGCACATGCCACTCTCGGAGGGAGACTATGTTCTTCTCGTCGTGCCCCAGTGGTCGATTGACGAATGGCACCGTTCGGGCGAGTCGCAGCCCGACCCCGGCGACCTGGGCTTTCACTCCCTTCGCAGTGCGATTGCGATTGCCGGTGTGTTTCCTGCGCCGCTCGCGGTCGAGAACCTACCGGCACCAGACCCGTTGACCGCACTGTTCGGAGTACCCAACGGGCCCAACGTGAAGGTACAGACTGCGAAGGTTCTCGTCGGAGACAACGCGGGGCCGTACAAGAAAGCCGCGCGGAACGGAGACAGCGTTCGCGTCACGATAGACAGCACCATCGCAGCGCAGTTGATTGCGCCACCGGGCGGCGGACCCTGCACGGTCGCCGCGCCGATCGCGGTAGACGGCACCATCACCAGTGGCAGTGACACCGTGGAAGTGAGCGACTAATGCAATTCGCAATCGACGATGTTGCGTACGTTCGCGCGGGCGAAGTGGACGGAGACAACCCCGACGAAGGCGACTTGTACGTCGACCCTTCGACGGGTGACTTGCGTGCAATCTCCGACACCGAAGCGGAGGTGCAAGCCATTCAAGTGCGACTGAGAACGTGGCGCGGCGAATGGTCGCTCGACCCGAGCGCGGGGCTCCCGTACGTCGAAAGCATCCTCGGAGTGAAGGGTGTCACAGAGAGCTTTCTGCGGAGGGTGTTCGCAGCCGAAGTTCTTTCCAGAGGCACGGTTGACGTGGTAGAATGCACGGTGGAAGCCAACCGGGCTACCCGGTCTTACGGGTTGACCTTCCAAGGCAAGTTCAAGACGGGTGACAGCTTCGCACCCTTTACCGTGTCGGTGACACCATGAGCGGACTCACCCCGGCGGGTTTCGTGCGAAAGACCTTCGACGCGATTCTCTCGAACATCCTGGCAGACATTCGCTCGGTTCCGTCACTGTCGCGGGTGAACCTTGGGCGCGATTCGTTCTTGGGCGGTGTCGTCGTCGCCGCTGCCACGGGCATCGCAGAGCTATGGGAAGTCGCAGAAGCGGTTTACGCGAGCTTCGACCCTGACAGCGCCTCGGGCCGAAGTCTCGAACACCTCGCCGCGATTGTCGGGAAGTACCGACGCAAGGCCACTGCAACGCAAGTGGAGTGCGACGTAACCGCCACTGCCGCTGTCACGTTCGCCGCTGGCGAACTCAGTGCGTACATGGCGGGCCGACCCGAGTACGTCTTTCGCAACCGCGATGAAGTCGTGTTCTCGGGTGCGGGCACAGAGTCGAACGTGATCTTTCGGTGCGACACCACTGGGGCAATCGCAGTACCCGCGAACACGCTCACGGTCATCGCTACCCCAGTCGCGAACTGGTCCGCCGTCAACAACCCGTCCGATGGTGTACCGGGCCTCGACATTGAGAGCGACGCGGAGCTCCGTGCGCGAAGGCTCGTGTTCAGTGACACGAACGCGCTCGCTTCAAACCCCGATGTTCGCAAGCTGTTCATCTTCGAGAACGTGACGGATGCGACCGTTGACGGCAGACCTCCGCACAGCTTTGAAGCTGTGGTGTGGGATGGAACCGATACGGGAACCATCCTCACGGATCAAACAATCGCCGAAGCCATCTTCGCAGACAAGCCTGCGGGCATCGCGACGCACGGAGACGTGTCTGTCGTCGTTGAGGATGAAAACGGCTACGAACACACGGTCAAGTTTTCTCGCCCGACGGTGCTCGCCGTGTACGTCAAGGTGCATGTGACGAAGGGCGCGGGGTGGGATGACACGGACTCCCCCGCAGCGATCAAAGCGGCACTCGCGGCGTACGCGCTCGACAAGTACACCTGCGGGTCACCTGTGGTTCGCGCATTCCTGTTCGGACCTGTCGCGGGTGTTCCGGGTGTCGCTGACATTACGGACCTGTTCATCGACACTTCGCCAAGCCCTGCAAGCGAGGCAACCATCGTGACAACTGCGAAGCAGATTCCGCGGATCGAAACCGTCAACGTCGAAGTGGTAGCGGCATCGTGAGTGCGGTCTACGAATACTCGCTGGCGTGGCTTGCAGAGTACGCAACAACGCTTCCGGCGCTGTTGCTACAGCAGTTCCAGCGACCGCGTATGCTGGCCGTCGCGACTGCCATCGCCACGGAGATTGCGAAGGCCGAGGATGCTTGGCAGACCATCTATCGCGGAGTAAACCTCGACGATGGGGTCGGAGACGCGCTTGACGTTATCGGTTCGTGGCTCGGAGTGCCGCGCTACGGACTGAGCGACGACGACTACCGACTGCGGTTGCGTGTCGAGATTGCGGTGCTGCTCAGCAACGGCACGATGCCCGACTTGATTGGAGTGGTGCGAGCTGCGCTCGGGGGCTTCCCGACTGTCGCTTACACCCTGTCGGACGTGGCCCACGCCACGGTGCGCGTGTACCTCGCAGGAGTCGTTACGACAGAGTTCGTGTCGAAGCTGCTCGGGTACCTCAACAGAGCTCGCGCGGTCGGCGTGCGGATCGTTCTCGAATACTCGCTACACAGCGACGCGGACACCTTCACTTTCTCAAGCACTGACACGCCCGAAGTAGACACAGCGCGCGGCTTCGGAGACTCGACAAACCCCGCAACGGGCGGGTACTTCGCGGGAGCGGTGTAATGCCCACGGTAACGGATGACCCTTCACAGTCGTTGGATTGGGCAACGAGCGGAACCAACGTAGCGACCCCGCCGAGCGGCGACCGCGTTACGGGGTTCGTGCCCGGTCAGCGCCCCCCGGCTCAGTGGGTGAACTACCTGTTTGACGCAGCGAAGCGCTGGGTCGCTTCGTTCGTCAGCAACGACGACGGATGCCGGTTCGGCACTCTGTTCGCGTCGCAGCTCGAACACCGCCCCGCGGCAACTGCGGACCTCGACACTTGGGTAATCTCCGTTGCCGGTATCAAGCAACTGCGCATCGGGTCGAAGGTCATCACCGACGTGTCGGGCGGCGCTGTCTACACCGACACCGACGTGGCCGACCGATCGAACTCGGGTGGCGATCCGTGCCTTGTGTTCAATGCGCGATACCACGTTTATGTCGGAGTCAGCGGAAGCTCTCTCGTGTGGAACGTGTCACGCACAGCACCGACTGCTGACGGAAAGTGGAAAACGGGTTTCGTCGGAACCTGGGCCTACGTCACTTCGTTCTGTGCGGACGGCGGAGGTTGGCCCCGTCCGTTTCAGACTGTCGGCTCCCGCACTTCGTTCGTGTCGGGTGGCTACACCTCGACAGACAACACCGTCGCTTCGCGCACTGCGGGCAGCGCGAGCGCTGCTATCGACTTGACCCCGTGGGTACCTGCGGGTCGCGCGCGCCTCGCGCACCTGCGGGTCACCCGACCCACGGGAAGCAACGCGACTGAGGTGCGGTTCTACGCGCCGTCGAGCACTGCACAAGCGAACGCGACCGTTGTGCAGTTCAGCGCCGCCAGCGGCTACTGCGAGAGCTGCGTAACGGTGCGCGTGTCAGAAGCAGGCAACTCGCCGTTCGTTGAGAACATGAGCGGTGGTAACGATATCACCATCGTGATTGAAGGTTTCGAGAGCATCTAACGAGAAGGTGTAACGAACATGGCCGACGAACACTTGCCGCTGCCCCCGCCCCCGAGCACACCGCCCGTCGCGACCGCGCCCGTGCAGTGCGTAGTGCACGAGTCCGCAGCACAGAAAGTCGCGGGCTCTCTCTCGGGACTCGGAGGGGCGTTCGCAATCTGCTACCTTGCGACGCTGCGGGTAATCTCGGGAGACACGGCGCTTGTCGCGCTGCTGTTGTTGTTGCTCCCGATCGAAGTCACGCGCCGCGTAGTAGCGCTGCTTCAAGCGCGCCTCGGAGTGCAGAGCGCAGCCGTCGTCGCCGCTGGCGTAGCCGCCGCAGAGAAGGCTCGCGGTGTAGGCGCCGCGCTGCTCGTCGTAGGGTCGCTGGCAGCGGGGCTCGAAGGGTGCCCGCAGAACCCGTACCGAGCGCAGCCGTGCGGAAACGCTGGCGCCTACCGCTGCTTTGACAACGCGCCGCAAGTGTGCTCGGGCGGAACCTGGGTGCCAGTGGGCGACGTGCCGTGCAACAACGTCGGGGGTGTGTGCGCCCTCGACAGCGACGGCGTTGCTTCGTGTCACGCACACACCGCAGGGAGCCTTTCGCAATGACCCCCGTAGCTGAACTCGAAGCCGTTGCCGTTGAGCTCCGCACCCGCTTGTCCGAAGCGACCGGCGCGGAGTTCGTAGCGAAAGATACGCACCTTCTCTCGCTGGCCGTCGCGCAAGCGCTCGACGTTGCCCACGATGTGAAAGGCACTGTCGAGCGGTTCGGAGTCGACCTGTCAGGGCTGCGCTTCCCCACGGGGCACAGCTTCCAACACGACTTCGCGACGACGTACGCGCGCACCGTCGCGACTCCTTCGCACTGGTCCGAACTCGAACGGCTATTGGTGGACCCGCACGAAGCACAGCACGTCGCTCAGCACAACGAAGGCGTAGACGCGGGGTGGTGGCCTCGCGACGCTTCGCACTCTGTGCTGTACCTCGCGGGGGTCGTCGCGCGCACCGCGGCCGGGAGCGTCTACGTCGGGAAGGTCGAGGGAGACGGCTACGCGGTCACCCAAGCCGTGCGCGTGTGGCTCACGGGGCGCCCGCGGCCGTTGTCCGAAGTCATCGAACAACTCGCCGCTTCGTACAACCTACTCCAACTCGGGACCGCGACGGCCGAGGGCGTACTTCGTTCGCACTACGCAACCATGCGCAACGGACTGGTGCCCAACATCACTTGCGCGAAGATCGCTACGGACCTTCTCAACGAGCGCGTACCGCACCTGCGCGGGCGCTTCGGAGTGGACGTATGAGCAACAGCGTTGACCGCGGGATTCCCGCTGAGCCCATCTTGCAACTCTACCGCGGTGCGGTGCCCGGTCGAACGGCCGAGGCGAAGCGCGCCGAGCTCACGCGAGTGGTCATCGAAGCGCGCCGACTGGGTGTAACGCACATCGCGTTTCACGGCTTCCCGCGCGAGCTCGCGGGTGCGTGGAACGGACTCGCTGCGATGGCCGACTCCGTAGGCGTCAAGGCGCTCGCAGCGTGGGGGCTCGACGCGGAGACGGACAACGGGCGCCCGTTCAGCGGAGCGGCAAAGGGTGAGTTCGTCGGGCGCGTTCTCGCGAGTGCGTCGTGTGTCGCGGGGCTTCTCGACATGGAGGGCCGGTGGGATGACGCGGACGCGGGCAAGCCCGGTGATGCGACCGATCGCGACGACGCGCTTGCGATGTGCGAAGCGCTGCGGAAGCTCGCACCGAACGCCCTCGTCGGTGATCAGCCCTGGTACGCGATTCTCGCGCACGGGGACGTGCGTAGAACGCCCTCGGGACAAGACGTGTTCAGAGGCTTCCCCGTTGACGAAGTGGCCAGGGTCGGCGTGAACTGGCGGCGCTTCCGGCAGCTCTACCCCAACCACGCGCAAACGAAAGCGCAGCTCGGGACTCGAAGGTACCCGGCGCTGCGCTCTCGAATGAACCGGGAGTGGGGTGCGCTCGCTGCGCCGTTCGCCAAGGCCGGTCTGCCGCTTGACCTGGGGTGTACGTTCCAAGCGTACGGCTGGAGTGACTGTCCGTGGCACCTTGTAGACGCGCTGCTTACGGAGTGCGTTACGCTACAGCGACCGTGCATCTTGTGGTGTGACTACGAACCCGACCGCACTACGAAGGCTGCTCTTGCGTTCTTAAAGTTCCTTCGAGAGCGCGGGTTCGCAGAGCCGGGTACGGACTCGCGAGAAGTGGTGCGTGCCTTCCAGCGCAGCACGGGGTGCCTCGCGGTGGACGGGTGGGCGGGTCGAGAGACGCTATCCCACGCGGGGATTCTGCTCTAGCGCCTCGACGGCTCGGGGCCGGACGGCCGTAGGTATTCTTCGAGCACTCGCTGTGCGACGCGGCGCCAGTAAGCCTTTGACGGCTCCGTAAAGGTTCGCCAGTCGGAGGGCCCCGCGTGCGCCGCTGCCATCGCGAGTGCTTCGATGCGATCATCTTCGTCCATCACTTCACCACCCGTAGGTGCCGCACCCGTTCTCGGATCGCGGCTTCGCGTTGCGTAATCACCTTCGCGAGTCCTTCGCTCTGTAGTCCGCCCCCGCCCTCGGGCATGACCTGTTCGCCCTTCGGAGTCGGTATCCAATCCGCAGCGTGAGGGTGCGCCGCTGCGAGCTTCGCGAGTGCCGTATCTTCGATCTGTCGGATGCGCTCTCGCGAGACGTGCGTAGCTTGCGACACGACTTCGAGCGTCACCCCGCCGAGGTCCGCCACGTCGAGCGCGCACGTTTCGTTGAGCTCCCATAGATCTAGGTCCGGGTGGTTCCGCCGCAGGTTACCCACACCCGTCACGTCGTAGGCGAGGTGGTACCCGCACGAGGCGTACGGACACGGGCGCGCTTCGTTGCGTCCACCGGGCAAGCACTCCGCTCGCACCGTCGGGCGCCTCGCGACTTCCGGGCCGACGGCCGCAAGGTCCGCTCTCCGCTCCGCTTCGAGTCGGCTTCGAGCCTGCTTCGAGAGCGTTCGTTCGACGCGCTCGACGTTCGCACGCCGCGAACCAGGTTGCTGTGCGGTCACAGTTCCAACTCCAGGGTGAACAGGATCGAGCACACCGCGTGCGCGAGGTGCGGTTGCTTGCTCTCGGGGTCGAGCCGTTCGCCGCGCATGTGCGCGAGGATGTGCCGCAGCGCCGCGCCGATGTACCGCGTACGGGCCTCGGGCACCTTGCGCCAGTTGTCGGGAGCGTACTTCTGAGCCCCGTACGCGAGCACTTCGGAGACTGCGAGCAGAGCACGCGGAGGCAAGAGCTCGGGGCGCGGCTTGCTGTCGTCGTGCTTCACACCACTTGCGAGTGCCGCAACGGCTTCGCCCGCGGGAAGTGGTGTCGGTTTCACCCACTCGGCTACGGACACCAACCAATCCCACGAGGCGTCGACGTTGTTCGAGTGAATCGCGATTGTGCCGCTCGGACGATGCACGGTGAACTCCGCGGGCTTGTGCGCGCCACCGTCCCAACTGACCACGCGCCCCGGCACACCCATTAGCACACCGCGTGCATCGCGCTGGTGGTACGCCAGGGCGCGGAGTGCGTTGCACGCATCCTCGAACGTCGGTTCGTGCTCGCCAGTGAACATCAGTTCGTGCGAGGGCAAGTACACCTCGAACACCGCAGGGCGCTCCGCCGTCGCATCCCACTCTACGATGCGAAGCCCTGGCGCGTTGCGTAGGTTGTACTCTGTGAACCGCAAGCCCTGGTGTGCGTCGAAGTGCTTTCGTTCGAGCTTCACTTTGCAGCCTTTCGCTTCGCAGTGCGGCGCACTTGCGTTGTCTCGAAGATACGGACACCAGGGATCGACTCGACACCCGCGCGCACCGCGAGCGCGATAGCGGCCTCGTCGGGGCAGAGGTACGCCGCAGGCACCTGCGCCGGGTCGGTCACCTCGAAGTCCCGCTTGCGGTGCGCGGAGACACCCGCGGGCAGTGCCCCGCCAGCGGCCCCGTGCGCCGCGATAGCGGCTTCCCGCTCGTCGGGGGTGGCAGCGGCGCGGAGCGCTTCAAGGGCGCCCTGCGCGGCCCTCTGGCGGGCTTCGTGGTAGCGGGCCAGAGCACCCTTGCAAAGCGCCTCGGCTCGTGCTGCGCGTTGCTCAGCGGGACGGAACAACTCGCGTACCGCGTCTACCGCTGCGGACAGCGGGCGCAGTACGCTGGCTTTCAGAGTCGCGAGCGCCCGCGAGCGCTGTGCGATGGCGTCGAGCGCTTCGACAAGCGCCTCCGCGCCCGCGGCATCGTGTACATCTAGGTCGCTTGCGACTTCGATGGTTTGTTCGAGTTCGGCATCTACTGCCGTCAGTTCCGAGCTCTGCTCGGGGGTAAGTGTTGCGATGCTCATTCGCACAGTTCCTCTACGCTCACGGTGCCCGGTGGCAGCGCGTCAACGATCTTGCGCGCAACGCTGTAGCGCGAAACCACGGCACCTCTCGCATACATCTTGATTGCGTTGTAACTGACACCGCTTTTCACCGCGAGTTGTTCGCGAGTCAGGTAGCCCTGTGCCTTGCGCTCGTCGGGGTTCAGAGCGTCGCAGCGCTCGAAGTATTCTCGGAGTTTCATTGTGCAGGGTACTTTCTTTCGAGCGCCCACAAGCCGAGCGCGATTGCGTCTAGGACGTTGTGTTGAAGGTGCTTTGGATAGGCTTCGACGTGCGCCCGCATGGTCGGAGTGATGTGCTTCGCGATGCGCGCGTGATGCACGTCTTTCGGCAGTTGCCCTTTCCACTCCGCGGGAGTGACCAGCGTTACCGTTGTGTCCGCACTAGTGGCACCGACGATGGCACCGACGGATACAGCGACTTCAATCAAGTCGTTCTGCGAACCCTTCTGTTGTGCCAGGGTGTACGACTGCGGAAGCTCGCAGAACAGGTGCGCTTGCGTGTTGCGCGTGTGTCGGACAACAGCTTGCGCCATTGTTCGGCGTGCCGCTGCCGGGTTGTCTTTCGTGCCGACGAGTTCTGCGCGCACGAACTCGCGAAGGTTGTTCCCAACGACCCATACCGCCAGTGCGGTGAAGTGCTTTCCGGGGTCGGCTGCGAGAAGAATCACGGTGCGTCGCTCCATTCCCACGGCACCACGCGCCCGGTGGCGCTGTCCGTGACACGCTCTGCGAGCTTTGACCAGCGACGGCACGCGACGGCTTGCGTGGTCACCGGCACGTCGGGAAGCCACACGTTCGCGGCTTCGATGATGGTTCGTTCAAACGCAGCAACACGCTCGTCAAGACGGTCATCGTCGGGCACCTCTGCGATGAATTGGTCATGCACGAAGTTCACCAGACGCGCGCCGCGAAGCGGCCCGTTGCCGACGTAGAACTCCCGCGTCAGTGCCCATAGCGAAGCCTTCGCCACGTCCGCTCCGAGTCCCTGAAAGAACGTGTTGCAGGCTTCGGTGTACGGGATACCTCCGCGCTGACGCTCCGAGAGAAAGTGCGTGATGAACGCACGTCCGACGGCTCCGCACTGCGAACGAATCCATGCGAAGTATCCGCGGAACTCGGGCCACGTCGCGTGCCATGCGGCGACCAACTTCGCTGCGCTGGTTTCGTCGAGCTCGACGCCGTACTTCGCGCGAGCCTGCTTAATCAGCGCACCCTTTCCGAGCCCGCCAGCAAGCCCAAAGTTGGCGATCTTGCCCGCTTGCCTCGCGAGATAGAAAGCGTGGTCCGTCTTGTCGGCCTTGCGGCGCTTCGCTTCCTCGTCGCTGATACCGAGGATGCGCGCTGCCACCATGCTGTGCGGGTCTGCGTTGGCGTTCAGCGCTTCCCCAAGCTTGCTGTGGAAGCCTGCGAACAGCACCACCTGTGCGACAGTGCGAAGCTCCAAGCCGTCGAAGTCGGCATCTAGGAACACCGTACCGGGGCGCGGCACGAAGCATTCCCGGTCACCCACTTCGGTCGGGCGGTTCTGAATGTTCGGCTTGCTGCTCGACGTGCGACCCGTTGCCATGAGCGCATCGAAGCGCGTGTGAATGGGGTGCGTGACACCCTCCCGCAGTTCTTCGACACGAGCCAACGCGGTGCCCGCGCTCGACCATTCTTGCAGTGCGATGAGCGTCGGGTCACCGAGCGCCGCTACCGCGTCTGCGTCGAGAGACGGTGCGCCCTTCGGAGTAGCGTACTCCGAAGGAACCCCGCCGCGCTCTGCCCACAACTTCGCAGCGCGTTCCCCTGCGAGCTTGGAGCGCTTGTGCAGTACGCCTTTCTTGTCGGCGTACACGAGTCCCGCCGTGACCAGGGAGCGTTCGTGCGCGTCGAGCCGAGCGCGCACCTTCGCTTCGAGCGCGTCGATAGCTCGCGGGTCCGTGTGGATTCCCCACACCGAGCAGAGGTGCAACGCGAAGTCCGCGCGAGCCTGTCGGTGTTCGTCGAGAAACACCGCTGCGGGGTGCGCTGCGGCTTGCGACTCGTATACGAACAGCGTCGCGAGAGCGTCATGCTCGCTGTACTCGACGGCACCCGCTGGCCACTGCGACACCGGGAGCGAATCAAACTCCGCGTACCGAAGTCGCCAAGTGTCTTTGTCGAGGTCTACGGGGTACCCGTAGACCTTGGCCAGCGACGCAAGATCGTAGCGCCGCTCGGGGCCGTGCGACCCTTCTGCGATACGCGCTAGCTTCTCGCGTAGCTTCGTGTCCGCAACGCGGTCGGAGTCGTAGGCCGCGAAGATCGCGGGCAGTAGATCGGGCCACTGCGCTGCGATGACTGCGAAGTCGTACGCGACGAACTGGCCTACGAACAGAACCTCGGGGTCGCGCAACGACGCTTCGAGGTGTTGCTTACACCGCGGGTCGTCGCGGTGAAGTACGAAGCTCTCGCACTGCGTAGCGAAGCTCGCGCACACGATGCGCGGTGCCATCGCACCGGGCTTGAACAGGTGCGTTTCTGTGTCGAAGGCTAGCGCTCGCATGTGTACACCAGTTCCTTTACCACCCGACGATTGCCGTCGTTGTCTATCGTCCCTCGCGTTTGGCCAAGGGACTGGAACGGCAACCAGTCCGCTTCGGCAACCTGCCAGTGTCGAATGTACCGCAGTTGGCTTGCGACTCTTTCGCGACACGTTTCACCCCACGAGCAAGCTAACTTCTTTCCTGCGTTGAACTTCGTCCACTTCGACGGGCGATGACGCGGGGCTGCAACTGCGGAATTAAGCCAGAACCCTACGAACCAACGTGCCTCTTGCGGCAGTCCAGGCACGTCGCGTATGTCGTCGAAGTCCAGCGGAAGTGCGCGGAGCTCTGTCTCTGACACCCTGATTAGGTACTGCCACACCCCTACAATGATCGGGTTCTTATCGAGCAGAACCACGCGCTTTGTGTGATGGAGTGTCGCGTACTGTGCAGAACCGGCGAACGGCTCGATTATCTCGTCGTGCTTCGGTGCTGGGTACATCGGCGCCATTCGCCACTTTGACCCGTAGTAACTAAAGAAAGGCGCGAGCCGCTTCACAGCACAATCCTTTCAAGCGCTCCGTCGCGCAGCGTCCACCCGGAGACGGGAGGGTCATCGGACCAGCGACGTGCGCCGCGGAGGTCCGCGCCTTCGAGGTTCGCGCCGCGGAGGTTCGCCCCGCGGAGGTCCGCCCCGCGGAGGTCCGCCCCGCGGAGGCTCGCGCCTTCGAGGTCCGCGCCTTCGAGGTTCGCCCCGCGGAGGTCCGCCCCGCGGAGGTTCGCGCCGCGGAGGTTCGCCCTGCGGAGGTCCGCCCCGCGGAGGTCCGCGCCTTCGAGGTTCGCGCTGCGGAGGTTCGCGCCGCGGAGGTCCGCCCCGCAGAGGTCCGCGCCGACGAGTCTTGCGCCGCGGAGGTCTGCGCCGACGAGTCTTGCGCCGCGGAGGTTCGCGCCGACGAGTCTTGCGCTGCGGAGGTTCGCGCCTTCGAGGTCCGCGCTGCGGAGGTTCGCGCCTTCGAGGTCCGCGCTGCGGAGGTCCGCGCTGCGGAGGTTCGCGCCTTCGAGGTCCGCCCCGCAGAGGTCCGCGCGTGGCGCGTTGACGTACGGTAACAACCCTTCGTCTTGTGCCCACTCGACGAACTCGCGAGCCAGCGGACTGCACGAGGCCCACAAGAGTCCGGCGAACGGGATGCGCAGTTCCTCGGAGTTGCCCTGCGCCGCTGCGAACTCGTCGAACAGTCGGAGCCCCGGCGGGCACGCTCCGCGGTCGGTAAGGTCCGACCGAAGCAGAACCACTGTCGTGTGGTTCACAGCGCGCACCACCCACGGCGATGCGTGCGCTTGCCGAAGCTCGAAGCGACGACTGCCGCAGCAAGCGCGGGGTCGCACTCGCGACGCTCGAACAGGTCCGGGCGACGACGCTTGAGCTCCGCGAGCTGCGTCGCGCGGAGCGCGTTCACGGCATCCCATCGGTGCCGCGCAAGTTCGTAGTCAGCGAACCACGGCACAGCAGACTCAGAGTACGAAGCCGCGATGCGCTGGGTACGGCGTTGCCCTTCCGAGAAGTAGAACACCCACCCCTCGCGGGTGCGAATTCCCTGCACGTCGGCCCCGTTGTGACGGAAGTGAACGGCGCGGCAAGCGCCAATGTTCGGGTGGTTCTTCGAGTAGACTTCGATCATTGTTCGGCTCCGTGTGTGTGTGGTGTGAGAGACAGCGAGACGGGCGCACCTGGGAGGGATCGAACCCCCGACCGCTGGCTTAGAAGGCCAATGTTCTATCCGACTGAGCTACAGGTGCGTGTGGCAGGCGCCGAGGGAATCGAACCCTCGTTAGTGTCGGACACCATCGCGCCCAAGTCCGCACACGTTCCCTCGGGAGGAACGTGTGCGGGTTCTCAGCCCTCGGCCGCGAGCGGCGAGAACGTATGCACGTTGAACGGGTCGCCCTTTCGGGTGGTGATCTGATGCACGCGCAGGTTCAGAACCAGACCCTTGAACAAGTCGTCTGCGATGACCTGTTCGATTGCCTGTTCAGTGATTACGTCGAGAGCTTCGGGCTTGGCCGACACAACGTCGATACCGATGCCCGCTGCCATGAAAGCCTTGATGTTGCCGGGAGCCGACAGGTTGCCCGTGATCTTGCAGACCCAACCGCGCAAGGCACCCACCGGGTGCGCGGGGTTGTCCGACTCGATCAGCTTGAAGTTCACGATGAAGAAGTCAGTACCCGAGGCGGGACTCCGAAAGAGCTTCACGCCACCCGACACCACTTGAATCTTGTATTGTCCGGGGTCGAGGTTCGGAGTCTTGATCGTTACCTGCGCCGCGCCAATGCCGGAGAGAGCACCCATGATGTTGACCAGTCTTTCTGCTTTGAACGTGTCCGTTACAACCGCCGTCGGCCGCGTGCCTAGACGGTACCCGAGGCTACCGCGAACACCGCGATAGTCCAGAGAGCCACCCTGTCAATAAACGTCCGCGTAGCGGAGCTTCTGACTCTGCCCCGTTGTCGCTTCGATGTATGCCGCGTCGCGTAGGGCTTGCTCGAACCCTGCGCGCTGCTCCGCACAACTCACCAGGGCTGTCACTTCTACGGTGTCAGCTTCCTGCCCACTGCGGTGCGTGCGCCCTAGCAACTGCTCCCACGTCGCACCGCTCGGGGGTGGGCTGACGACGAGGTTCTTCGAGTAGCGTTGCAGGTTGCGCCCTTCGGCGTTGGCAGCAATCGACAGGATCGCGGGGCCGTTGTGTGTCTCGATAGAGCGCCCCGACACGTCGAGCCCACCCCGTCCGAAGTACGGAACTCGCGTGCGTGTCGAGAGCTCTGCGGCGAACTCGACGTGCTCACACCACACGAGTTGCTTGTGCTCGGCTAGCCACTTCGCTGCGAACTCCAGCGCGTGCGACGAAAGCCACACCGCCTCGGTGCGCGGCTTGAAGGTGTCGCGAACACCGCGCCACTGCGCGAGCACTTCTACCAGCGCGGGCAAGCGCCCCGCGTCCGTTGCCTGCACAACCTGCAACTCACTGTCGAGAGCACGCGAATACTTCAACGTGTTGCGCACAGCTTTGCACCACGCCTTGCGCGCTTCGAGCCACGCCACCGGGGGGCGCGGGTTCCATCGGTAGTAGAACCCACACGCGAGCTCGCGTGCGTGGCGCCACAAGTCAACCGCTTCGGTGAACGGGTGGCCGTCGGGAGTCTCCCAGGTGTCGCGCATCCGTTCGATGTGCGCGGACAACTCGCGAGGCATCGCGAGCGGCTTCAACTCTACGGACAGCGATGCGTCTACCGATTGCTCGGTTGTTGCGACGACACCCGGTGTCGCGACGAGGCGCGCGCGAAAGGCGCTGCGTACGTCCTCAAGAGTCGGGTGCATGGTAGGTGTCTCGAACAGCTTGCCCAGCGCACCTGGGCCAGTGCGGTTCTCCCGGCCATGGCTGTCGAGAGCATCCGCCCACAAGGTCACTTGCTGCCACTCCGCAGGGAGCGGCATGTGCTCGTCGCCAAGCGTCCATCGTAGAAGGTGCCAGTAGTCCAGAAGGCTCTTGCGAGTGAGCGTGCCGCTGCACACAAGCACCTTGGGTCGGTGCTCTCGGATGTACCTCTGTACTCGCCGCGTCACGGCAGCGCTCGGGTTCTTGACTCGGTGGCCTTCGTCGCACGCGATGAAGTCGGGTCGGTACGCTTCGAGTGTATCGGCCCCGCTCACTCGCGAGAGCTTTTCGTACGACAGAATCCGAAGCGGAGGAAGCAACCAATCGCGCTGCAACTTCTCATGCTCGCGCTCAGTCTTATCGACTAGCTTCGCAGGCACGAGTAGCAACGGCCGTTGCGAATCAAGCACCCTGGGCGCGAGGAATGTCACCAGGGTTTTCCCGCTGCCAACGCCCATCGGGAGCAGCGCCCCTGCGCAGTCGTAGAGCTCGGACAGCGCCACGGCTTGCACGGGTCGGAGTCGCATCGTCGAGCCCGGTCGAGCGTAGGCCCGAGTCAGAGCCGCGACGAGTGCAGGGGTGTCACTGGCACTGCGCCAGTCGCGACGGGGCAAGGCAACAACTCTCGCGAGCTCCGTGCTGTACGGAACGAAGTCACTCCGAAAGGGAGTAGCGTTGTCGCCTTGCCCCGCGCCCATCACCGAACCCCGCGAATGGTGCTCGAAGCCCACGCTTCGAGAACCGGCAG